CGGTTTTGCATATTAGCTAATTTTAAATGAAATGCATGACCCTTTAATAATCGAGTTGGAGAAGTCATATTCGCCAATGTCGTCGTTGCTCGTAATGAAATCTTCGATTTCTTCCAAGTCTGTGTCATATGTTTCCGTTAGGTATTCTTCAACACAAACGACTTCATCAAAAGTCGTATCACTATCATCGAGTTCCTCTTGACAAATGTTAATCTCTTCGGCGTCATTATCAAAGTCGTATGACCATATAATAGCGTCGCCTTTAAGTGTCAACTCGCCAGCCAACTTTTCTTGTAATTGCTTGTCGTATTGAAGCTTTTTGAATAAATTTTTTATCTTTTTCATATTTAATTTTGATTATAAATAGTGGTATCATCAGCTAAAGACCTCTACCTTGCGGTCATTTATACCAATGAGTATTGGATTGTAAGATAATTTATAGTCTTCATCTAAAACAGAGGCATTTACAAAACATGTATTATTAATAAATTTTGTTCCATGCCCAGAATGTATGTGCCCGAAACAGTGAATCAATGGTTTTATTCTGTTAGTAACTTCGTCATATAATGATGGCGACCCTAAATGTTTGCCATTATGTCTAACATCATCAAGTATTCCATATGCAGGCGAATGCGTTATCAATATGTCAATATTGTCTGGAATATTTGACCAATATCTTGTAAGAGACTCTTCACTTCTATTAAAAGCCCAATTACAAAATTCCAGCTGTACTGGCGAGCCATAAAAATTCAATCCATCTATTTCAATACTTTCATCTTCCAAATATATAACATTTTCTGGAATAAGTGATTTGGCTAATGATCTGTTACGTTCAAATAACCAATCATGGTTACCAACAGTAAAAATTTTGTATTTAGCTGGCTGTTTACTAAACCATTTTAAAAAATTTACTATTTCATATTCATAACCCATTGAACTAATATCTCCTGAATGTATTAAAAAATCACATTCAGGAATTATTAGTTTATTATGCTTATTATGTGTATCGGATATAAAGCAAACTGTTGTCATTTGTAATCGTCGTTATATTTATATTGAAATCTAAATGCTGGCAGCATATGTCTAAGTGCGTCAAAATAAGCATCGTAAGGACTATCAAATGACGTATCACAATAAAAATTATTACTATAATCCTTGCCGCATTCATATCTGTAGCATCCTTTAAATCTCATATACGTTTTAGGATATTCTTTAAATCGCATTGAGCAATAATTTGCATAAACATGAATTTTGTATTTATCATATAGCTATTTGATTATGCTTTGACATTCTTCATCACGTTCCAATCCTTTCGGAGTGTATCCCATTATTTCATAAGACCTAACCAGTGTTTCAAGCTTCATAAATCTTCGTCTTTTGTGTATCCGTATTGTTCGCAGCCCCAAAAGCCATGTCCATCTTCTATCTCAATATCTGATATTGACTTAGACTCTGTATTATCTGCCATGACTTATTTTCTTAACCAAGGAATGTCATTAATCGAATTAATTCTCATATGACCAACGTCATGTCGTATGTTCCAAGGAGTTGTTAACAAATATGTAAACACACCATGATTGTTTAAGTCAACAAAGTTGTCAAATGAGTCGTCAATAAAAATCTCAACGCCAGCTTCCTTTGCCAAATCAACTTTGGACTGTCTGGTTTCCAATGTGTAAACAGGCTTACTTGGAAAATGATTCTTATCAAGCCATTGTTCAGTAACTTCTTTCTTAACTGGACGAGAAGTTATGTAGCAATGAGGATCATATAATAACTCCTCAGCTTTTATTTCAGTTTCCATATTTAAATAAAAAGCATCTAATGTGCCATCTATTTTCATAGCGTCAAACCTGTCACGAATATGGCGATCAGTATACCATGTAGTTGGGAATTCCAGTACCTCTGGGTGCAATAAATGCCATGCTTTCATAAAGTTTGCAAGTACGCCATCAATATCCCAGCCAATTTTAGGAATCTTTAGATAGCTTTTATAACGGTCATCGCCCTGTGGAAAATCATAGTACAGTCCATTTAAAAAGTGTGCATTACAAGCCAGATTTGAAACATGTAGCTTTCCACTTCCGCCTTCGCCATTGTCATAATCCTCGCCAAGTTCAATCGCAGCCAAATGTCTTTTCAAAGAGGCTATAATAGATTTCCACGACATACCTTGACGCCAATTATCAGGGCTATATTTACTTGCGCCATATGTTAAAACATCAACCATATCCCTTTCGGCTTTTGCATGCACAAGGTCGTATCTTAATTTGCCTTGGTTATACCTTAACCCTTTGCCTATTCCAGTTGTTAAATCGTCATTACTTTCACTCATTTTTTGTATATTTAGTTATAAAATTTCTTATTCTACTTCTTTTGCCCAAACAACACATTCTTATCTCAGCTTCTTTACATTTTAAATGATCAGCACAAAGCTTTACAGATTCAAATTCGTTAATAAATTCGCCATCGACGTTATAGAGAAACACATGTTTACGTCTTAACTTATTATTAACATATGCGATATCGTCATTAGTTAATATATCATCTTCAAATAGTATTATATTTTTCTCAATGTATACTAATTTTCTTTTTGATAAGACTATGGATAAATTTCCTCTTGATCCGCCATGCATTTCAATATACTCTTTGGCACTATCATATTTTTTAATAAAATTACCACTTAAGTTATACACATTAAATGGTTTAGAAATGCCTCTTTCATTAGTATGTAATCCATTACATACTAATGATTTATTAATTTTTTTTTGACTTTTTTCATTATTATGTATTTCAGACATATTGTATGCGAATTTATAATTCTCAACATTGGCAATATTATATCCATATTTTCGAATATTCGATGAATACAACTTGATAAATTCTGCTTCATATCTTGAGCATTCGTCTGATTTACATAAAAATAAAACCTCAAATGAGAAATTTTCCTCACCATAAAAATTCCAAGCATTTTGTAAATGTTCGTTATAGTGTGTATTGTTTTTTAAATTTAATAAATGTCTTCGTTTTCTCGATCCTATTGAACTCTTACTACTTCCAACATATAATTTATTGTTTTTTAAATTCCTTATACAATAAATTCCAGTTTTTATGCCATTCCCATCGTAATTAATTAATTTCATGATATAAACTTTATTATAAATACGTGGGCAGTAACTGAAAACTTTAATCTATGCCAAATATTGTAAATATATTTTTTATGCTTTTATTTTGTCAATGAAAGTATGCACAGACTTATTGTTTATCTCGCCTACTTTGCTTCCTAATTCTTTAAACATTTCTTCCAATGTTAAGTCGCAATATTCGTCAACCCAATCAGCAATATAATAAAGCTTATGGCTGTTTTTGATAACACCGAATAGAATTGGGTCTTTAGCTTTTTCCTTTTCTTCTGTTGTCAATTCATCGCCGTTATTCAGAGGGTCGTAATGAAGAACAACATAGTTATCGAACACCATGAAAGTGTCGGCATGTTGTTTAAGTTCATAAACGTCGTCAGGTATTACCCTTACAAAGTTCTTCATCCAACTCAATTTAAGATGTTTGTCTTCGCCGATCTTATTGTAAAAGTCAATTACATTCTTTTCGGTTACAAACTTATTCAAATCAGTCCCAATTAAAACGGTTTCAGCCCTAACGACTTCCAACAAATCAGTAAGTTTTGTGATCAAAGCTCTTTGATTCATGTCCTTTGCTTTCAAAAGAACCTTTTCGTAATGATCAGCAATTTCATTTGATGCTGCGATAGTTTCAACAGAATCCTTTATGTCACTGAAAAATTCCCTGATATTCAATGTTTTAACAGGCTTTGCAACCATTTTGTTTTTAAACATTGATTGAGCTATTTTAAGTTTCACCCAATTGATAATGGTATTGTTCTGACCGAACATATATTTCCGATAATCAACCCAATACGTCATATCACTCTCAACAGTGGTGGGCGACGCTATTTGCCAATTACCATCAACGCTACTGCCCTCAAATGACACAACATCATTTGTTTCTGACTCTCTACGTTTCACATGCTTTGGAAGATTCTGATCAGTATTAAAACTATCGAAAATGTCCAGTTCCTTTTTATTACTTCTTGAAATCATAATTATTATTTATTAAATTTATTCGAAAATATTTACGCCGAATTTTTTGTTAAGCTCTTGATATGGAGCTTCATATGTGACGCTTTTTGTTTTTATTGCTTCATCGACGGAATATATTTCAAGCTCAGACTTATCAATTTGATAGTCTTCAATAGTTTGTATCTTCTCGCCTTTGGATTTTTGCCTAACATCTTCAACATAGGTGAAGACTGCACGTAGATAACCTGCTTTAAGGTCTGGGTGCGAAACTATTCGCAATGAGCCATATGGTTTCTCGCTACCGTTCTGTCTTAGTATCCATCGTGCATCAACACGAAGTTCGGTGACAATGCCAACCACTCTATCCCAATAAGTATCATTTAAATCAATATCCATAAATTACTTTTTTACAAAAATACGTAAAAATAATATTGACTGCAAGTTAAAAATATGATTCTGGTAAAATAAATTCATGGATGTTAGATACATACTCGGCACTACCATGAAACCATGAAGTTGTTTGAGCATCAGCTAATGGCGTTAATGGAAATGGACTGCTACCAACGAATGTAGAAGGAAAGGAATTTACGCTAATGGCAAATCCGCCCTCTATACGATAGATTCTAAACAGATCGCCATGATGCTTATCTCTAAAGATATCGCCGTCGTATGCCTCTCTGCCATCAATATAATTGAGTCCAGTGTATTCATGTAATATGAATTTTGAATCATCGAATATTACTCCATAGAGTTGATCATGTTGAATGATGCCAGATGTTTCATCACTCGATAAAATCATTTGCAAAACATCGCACATGATTTTATCATTCACGCAATACACTTTAAATTTCCTTTTATAGGAATCTACAATTTTTAATGGCATTTTGTAATTTTAATTTATAATGAAACCCATCCCAGCACCAAATGAATTATTTGTTGCCTTTATGAAAAGTGTAAGCGTGTCATCAAACTGATATCCAATAAACAATCCTATATTTGGGTGCATTTCAACCTTACTATTTACTTTGTCAATTGCTCCCACAGTTGTGCCTGTTGGCTGACTAATAATTGAGGTTGTGATCACTCCGTCAACAACTGTAATATCAACATTTGAATTTGGAACTGTCTCAATGCAAAATCTTGAAACATTTGTTTTATTTACGGCTGTAATGCCAATTGTGGGAATTAAATAGAAACCTTTCAAATATTTTTGATTGAAAGTCCATCCCACGTCGTAACTCTTTACAGAGTTTTCAATAGAAACCGAATAACTGGCGTAAGCATTATGTATCATAAAGTTTGCATTGATCAATGCTTCGCCACTTATGAAGTCTTTGCCGAAGCCCATCGACAGTACGTTGATGGGCTTCTGAGCTTGACTTGTGATTCCTATTAACATA